TGTTGAAGTTGACTTAAATAATTTAGAAGTTAGTGCAGGGATTAAGAAAAAAATTAGAGATGAGTTTGATAATCTCAAAGTTATGCTGAACTTTGATAATCGTGCTCATGAAATTATTCGTAATTGGTATATTGACGGTAGGATTTTCTATCATAAAGTTATTGATTTAGATAATCCAAAGCAAGGCATTCTTGAATTGCGGTATATTGATGCACTTAAGATTCGTAAGGTAAGACAAAAACTCAGTAAGGGCGCGGATGACCCTAGAGTAAATAGAGCATTAAAAGGTACTGCTTTAGAGTATGAATGGGGTCAGTATGTTGACTATTATTTGTATAATCCTAAAGGGTATCTGAGAGGAGGAGCTCTTGGTCCTATCGGTGATATGTCTAATTCTCAAGGAATTAAGATGGCGGCAGATTCTATAGCTACTTGTACAAGTGGTGTGCAAGACTTAAATAAAAGAATGCACCTAAGTTTCCTCCATAAAGGAATTAAGTCACTTAATCAATTAAGAATGATTGAAGATGCTCTTGTCATATACAGATTATCACGTGCTCCTGAGCGTAGAATATTCTACATTGATGTAGGTAATCTACCAAAAGTAAAAGCGGAGCAATATTTACGTGATGTCATGGCTCGTTATCGTAACAAGTTAGTTTACGATGCATCTACTGGTGAGATTCGTGATGACAAAAAGCACATGAGTATGCTTGAGGATTTCTGGTTACCTCGTAGAGAGGGTGGTCGTGGAACTGAGATCACCACCTTGCCGGGTGGACAGAACTTAGGAGAACTCAAAGATGTTGAGTATTTTAAGAAGAAGCTTTATAATTCTCTCAATCTTCCCCCTTCAAGACTTACCGACGATAACAAAGGATTTAATCTTGGTAAAACAACTGAAGTCCTTAGAGATGAACTTAAGTTCACCAAATTTATCGGAAGATTACGTAAAAGATTTGGAGAATTATTCCACGATCTTCTCAAAACCCAATTAATTCTTAAAGGGGTTATTTCTCCTGAAGATTGGGATGACATGAAGGAGCATATCCAATACGACTTCCTCTTTGATAATCATTTCAACGAATTGAAAGAGCAAGAGTTGATGATGGCAAGAATTAATCTCGCAACTCAAATGGATGTTTTTGTTGGTAAGTATTTCTCTATTGAACATATTCGTCGCGATATTCTTCAGCAAGACGAAAAAGTATTTAAAGAAATTGATAAGCAAATGAAGAGGGAGATTGATCAGGGTCTTGCAATTGATCCAGTTAATGTAACTCAGTTAGATACTATGGATCGTATGAATCAAGCATATGCTCCTGAAATTCAGGGTCAGCAGCAAGATGATCAAGCACAATTAGATCAAGCATTTGCTGATGATGCTCACAAAAAACAGATAGAATTAGCAAAAGCGCAACCCAAACCTAGCAGTAGTAATAAATAAATAAATAACATTATGGAAAATACTATAAATCAGGAACACACACCAAGTAATCCTGAAGCGGAAGTTTTGAATATTGTATCTGCTATTGCAGATAACGATAGATCCAAAGCAATTGATGCAATACAAGATTTACTATTTGCAAAAAGCGGTGACGTTATTGCAGATTATAAAAAAGGTGTCGCTAAAACATATTTTGACGAACCAGTTGAAACGGGAACTAATGAAACTGATAACGGAAACAATTGAAAATGTGCAGGTTATCACCGAAGGTAAAGGTGATAACAAAAAAATGTATATTGAGGGCGTCTTTCTTCAATCCGAATTGAAGAATAGAAATGGTCGTGTTTATCCATTTAGCATTCTAGAGAAAGAAGTTAATCGTTACAATGAAGAGTACATTAAAACATCACGTGCTCTTGGTGAACTTGGTCATCCTGACGGTCCTACTGTCAATTTAGATAGAGTCTCCCACAGAATTACCGAGCTTCGGGCAGAAGGTAATAACTTCATTGGAAAGGCACAAATCTTAGATACCCCAATGGGTAAGATTGCTAAGAATCTTCTTGATGAAGGAGTACAACTTGGCGTATCTTCACGCGGAATGGGAAGTATTGATAAGCGGGAAAATACCGCGTATGTTATGGACGATTTTATGCTAGCAACTGCAGCAGATATCGTGTCAGATCCATCTGCACCAGATGCTTTCGTTAACGGAATCATGGAAGGTAAAGAATGGGTTTGGAATAATGGCATTCTTAGGGAAACTGAGGTTGCTAAATACCAACGTTACGTTAGCGAATCTACGCGCCATAACCTAGAGGAGAGAACACTTAAGGTGTTCAACAACTTCCTTGCGGGGTTATAATTTAATAAATAAACAATAGATATCACAAGATTTACGGAAGGATTGAAAATGTCAGATATGTTAAACGAAAAGTTTGAGAAGTTTCTGGGTGAGCAAAAGACTCTTCTGGAAGGTGGACAAGATCCTATGCCTACAGTTACTGCAACTGTAATTCCGGGTACTGGTTCCGATTCTCCATCAGTTTCGGGTGATCCGCAACAAAAAAGTGGAGCAAAGGATGAACCATCAGGTTCTTCGCCAACTGTTCCACCTTCTGTAGCAAATGGACAATCAGTAACTGATTTGGGTGGATCCCAGTCAGAACCTCTCCATTCCAATAAGGAAGAAGGTGAGGATAATCCTGGTGCTAAGGCAGCAGCTCCTGTTGGACAAGACTCCAGCGAAGCTTCAACTTCAGGTAAGCCTGGCGATGAAGCTGGTGCTAACAAACTTGAAGCAGGTATTGCATACGGAACTTCTGCAGGTCCAGATGTACAGTATCCAATCAAACCTTCCTTTGAATCTGTGGATGTATCTGACGACGTAAAAGCCCTCCTTGAGGGAACAGAACTCTCTGAAGAGTTTGCCGAGAAAGCAAAAACAATTTTTGAAGCTGCTGTCAAAGCAAAAATTTCTGAAGAGTATGACAAGCTTGTAGAACACTTTGCCAAAGAAACTCTAGAAAAGATTGAAATTGCGAAAGCAGATCTTTCCGAAGATGTTAATGGCACAGTGAACTACGCCGTGACTCAATGGTTAGAAGAGAATCAAATTGCCGTTGATCGTGGAATTAGAAATGAGATTACTGAAGACTTCATTGCAGGTCTGAAGAATCTCTTTGAAGAGCACTACATTTCTATCCCCGACGATAAAGTTGAGGTGGTAGAAGGTATGGCCACATCTATTCGTGAAATGGAAGAGCGCCTTGACGAACAGGTCAAAGCTAATGTGAAATTACAAACTCGTCTTAACGAGACTGCAAAATTAAATATTCTGGCCACTGTGTCGGAAGGATTGGCAGATACTCAGAAGGACAAACTCAGCAAACTTGCTGAAAGTGTAGACTATATTTCTGAAGAAGACTTCACCAAAAAGGTATCAACCTTTAAGGAAGCATACTTCTCAGAGAAAAAAGTTACATCTGCAACTTCAGAAGTTGCTGACGAAACTCCAGTAGAAGGAGTAGAAGCACCAAATACAAATCCCCAAATGGATATGTATGCTGCTGCACTTGCTCGCTGGAAATAGATAATCAATTACTTACTTTTCAAAAAGAGAGATTAAACAAATGTTTAACGCACAAGCTCTGACAGAGAAGTGGGCACCTGTTCTAGGTCATGAAGGCACTGCGCCCATCACTGACAACTATAGAAAGAGTGTTACCGCTGTTCTGTTAGAAAACCAAGAAAGATTTATGCGCGAAGAGCGCGGTATGCTTAACGAAGCTGGTGGATCAGCAGGTAACTCTGCTGGTGCTATCGGTACTAACGCACTTTCAGGTTCAGGTCTGACTACCCAAACTGGTGGTCTTGCTGGATTTGATCCTGTGATGATTAGTTTGATTCGTCGTGCTATGCCTAACCTCGTAGCATACGATATCTGTGGTGTCCAGCCTATGTCTGGTCCTACAGGACTTATCTTCGCAATGAAGAGTCATTACGAAGGACGTGATGGAGACGAAGCTCTGTTCAATGAGCCTGACTCCAACTACTCTGCTGGATTTGATGCTACTGCTAATGACTACGATTCTGACGATGTAACAGAAGGTTCAAACCCGGGTCTCCTCAACGATTCCCCTGCTGGAACATATGAGCGTGGTGTAACACCAATGGCTCGTGAAGACGCTGAAGCATTAGGAGAAAGCAGCAAGCTATTCCGCGAGATGTCATTCAGCATTGAGAAGACTTCTGTGACTGCTAAGTCAAGA